TTTGCAGACCAGACCACACCATCACTGCAGGCGATGGCCTGCATTCAGTCAAAACGTATTGAGGAATTTGAAAAGATGCCTAACGCCATCCGTAATATGATCACGCCTCCGCGCAACACCACGGCGCGTGAACCTGCAACCCCGCAGCAGCAACCCGCCGCTCCTGTTCTGGACGAAAATGCCATTGTCGCGCGGGTTGTGGCTGAACAGAAAGCCCGTGTAAGCGGCATTCAGGATGTGTTTGCCATGTTCGGTGGTAAACACCTGGAACTGCAGGCCGCCTGCATCAGCGATGTCGAATGTTCTGTGGCCATGGCGAAAGATAAGCTGCTGGCCGAACTGGGTAAAGACACAACCCCGTCAAATAAAAACAACCAGCCACACATTTATGCGGGTAACGGCAATATCGTCGGCGACGGCATCCGTAAATCCCTGATGGCCCGCGCGGGTTATGAAGCGCAGGAAAAAGATAACTTTTATAACGGCATGACGCTGCGCGAACTGGCCCGCATGGCGCTGACTGAGCGCGGTATTGGTGTTTCAGGTCTTAACCCGGTACAGATGGTGGGGCTTGCGCTGACGCACAGCACGTCTGACTTCGGTAACATTCTGCTGGATGTGTCCAATAAGTCGCTGTTACAGGGCTGGGAAGAAGCGTCAGAAACCTTCGAGTTATGGACGAAAAAAGGGAGCCTGAGCGATTTTAAAACTGCGCACCGTGTCGGTATGGGCGGTTTCCCGTCATTGCGTAAGGTTCGTGAAGGTGCGGAGTATAAGTACATCACCACGGGTGACAAAGGGCAGACTATCGCGTTGGCCACTTACGGTGAGATCTTCTCTGTAACACGTCAGGCCATCATCAACGATGACCTTAATGCACTGACTGATGTTCCCATGAAAATGGGGCGTGCAGCAAAAGGCACCATTGGTGATTTGGTCTATGCCGTACTGACAGCCAACGCAAAACTGTCTGACGGTAAGGCGCTTTTCCATGCCGATCATGCAAACCTCAGTTCAGGTGCTATCTCGGTTGCCAGCCTGGACGACAGCCGTAAACTGATGCGTCTGCAAAAAGATGGCGATCGTTCTCTGAACATCCGACCCGCATTTATGCTGGTGCCGGTTGCACTGGAAACACTGGCAAATCAGACCATCAAATCTGCCAGTGTAAAAGGTGCAGATATTAACGCTGGCATCATTAACCCCATCCAGAATTTCGCCGAAGTCATTGCAGAGCCGCGCCTGGACGTTGCCGATGCAAAAGCCTGGTACCTGGCTGCAGCGAAAGGAAGCGACACTATTGAGGTGGCCTATCTCAATGGTGTGGATACCCCTTACATCGATCAGCAGGATGGCTTTACCACTGACGGTATTGCCACGAAAGTGCGTATCGATGCAGGCGTGGCCCCGCTGGACTATCGCGGTCTGACGAAATCCTCCGGCCAGTAATCACCGACCAGACAATCGCGCCCGAAAGGGCTTTTTTTATGCCTGTTAAACGGCTCCCCGGAGCCGTGGAGATCCTCTATGAAAAATTATGTTCAGGACGGTAACACTATTCCTGTCACCAACGATGGCACAGAGGTTATTGCCAGCGGTTCACCCGTTGCTCTGGGAGATCTGGTTGCTGTTGCCATCACGGACATCCAGCCTGGTGAAACTTGTGATGGAATGGCGCGAGGGGTCGTGTCGTTACCCAAACTTGCGGCAGACAACATTGCCCAGGGCAAAACCGTTTATCTGAAAAGCGGCAAAATCCAGCTCGACAGCGCCAGCGCCACGCCTGCTGGCAAGGCATGGGAAGCCGCAGCAGCTAACAGTACAACCATACTGGTTCGCCTCAATGGCTAATCCCTTCGAACAAATGGCGGCGCGCATGGATGCCGCCACCATTCGTTGCATGGGTGCTCCGGTCACTATCAATGGCATCGACTATGTCGCGATAGAAAGCCATTTTGTACCCGAGATGGGGCCGGTAACCGGAGATGGGGTCTCGCTGGTGGTGTTCAGTGAAAACTACCACCCGCGACGTAATGACGCGCTGGTCTGGAAAGGCACGGAGTACAAAGTTACTCGCAGCCAGTTTTTTAACGGTAAGCCACAAATATGGATTGAATAGGAGGTTGTCATGTCCGCTATTAACGGGCTTGAGCAGGCAATTGCAAACCTCAACAGCATCAGTAAAACGGCGGTCCCCCGTGCTTCTGCTCAGGCTGTTAACCGGGTCGCGGGGCGCGCCGTCAGCCGAAGCGTCCGCACTGTCGCAACGGACACGAAGGTGCCACGTAAGCTGGTGAAACAGCGGGCGAGGCTGAAAAAAGCCACGGTAAGCAAACCCAGGGCAACAATCCGGGTCAACCGGGGGAATCTGCCTGCGATTAAGCTGGGTGTGGCAAGCGTGAGACTTTCACGGCGAAAACGCGACAAACAGGGCGCTAACAGTGTCCTGCGGATTGGCCCTTTTTCGTTCCCAGGTGGTTTTATCCAGCAACTGAAAAACGGTCGCTGGCATGTCCTGCGGCGAACAACCAAAAGCCGCTATCCCGTGGAGGTGGTGAGTATTCCTATGGCGGCCCCGTTAACCGAGGCGTTTAAAGCTGAGACAAACAAGCTGATGCAGTCCGATATGCCTAAAGAGTTGTCTGCTGCGCTTAAAAACCAATTGCGACTGGTATTAATCCGATGAAACACCCTCAAATCCGCGCTGCCGTTCTGAATGCGCTTAAAGACAACATCACTGATTCTGTTACCTGGTTTGATGGCCGTCCGGCATTTCTTGAGGTTCAGGATTTGCCTGCCGTCGCCGTCTACCTGACCGATGCGCAATTTACTGGCGCAATGGTGGATGAGGACCAGTGGTCAGCAACGCTGCATATCGAAGTCTTTCTTAAGGCCGATCTGCCTGATGCGGCGCTGGATGAATGGATGGAATCACGGATTTATCCCGTCCTTTCAGACATTCCAGGTCTGTCCGATCTCATCGAACTGATGGCCCCACTCGGCTATGACTATCAGCGCGATGACGAAATGGCGACATGGGGATCGGCAGATATGCAGTATTCAATCACCTATATTATGTGAGGCAACTATGGCAATACCTAATCCACTGGCACCCGTTAAAGGTGCCGGGACAACACTCTGGTTGTATACCGGTTCAGGCACAGCGAATCCGCTGGTCGATACCGACTGGACGCGGCTGGCTCAGGTCAAGGAACTGACACCGGGTGAACTGACGGCAGATTCATTTGACGACACATATATTGATGATGCCAATGCCGACTGGACAGCTACCGGGCAGGGGCAGAAATCTGCGGGGGACACGTCTTTTACCCTGGCCTGGAAACCCGGCGAGCAGGGACAAATTGCGCTGGTGCAGTGGTTTGATGACGGCTCAAACCGCACGTACCGCATCAAATACCCTAACGGAACGGTGGATGTGTTTTCTGGCTGGGTCAGCAGCCTGGGTAAGGCGGTGACGAACAAAGAAAACATCACCCGCACGGTCAAGGTCACTAACAGTGGTAAACCCTCACTGGCCGAAGATACCACCACCCCGGTCATTGCTGTTTCGGGCGCGTCTTTTGATAAATCGACAGCGGCTGTGGCTGTAGGAGCAACCACGACACTAATCCTGTCCGTTCTGCCTGCCAGTGCGACGGATAAATCATTCCGCCTGGCGTCATCCGACCCGTCGAAAGCGACAGTCAGCGTGGCCGGTAGCGTTGTCACCGTCACGGGTGTTGCTGGCGGGATTGCCGAAATTCTCGCGATTACGAATGATGGCTCGTTCGCGGCTGTCAGCAAAATCACCGTATCCTGATCGGAGTCATGCATGTTTCTGAAAACTCAGCCGCTGGAATACAACGGCGAAACCGTCACGCTTTATGAACTCTCAGCACTGCAGCGTATTGAGTTCATCGGCTATATCGCCGACGTGAATAAAGACGTCCCTGCGAACGACACAGAAGTCAGCCAGGAAGCACTCAACGGCATCGTAACAACCATTAATGTGAAGATTGGCGCGCGGATCGTTGCTATGTCGCTGTGGCAGAAGGAAGGACAAAAAGGGCCATCCGTTGATCAACTGCAGGAGGAGGTGCTTTCCGGCTGGCCGTTGCCTGCCATTGGTCAGGCGGATTTTATCGTGCGGGAACTCTCAGGAATGTTGCCCGTTGCACCTGACGCAGAACCGAATGCCGACACGGAACCCCACTCCCCGGAAAAGCTTACGCCGCAGCCCTGAACTTCGCCCTTAAACTGGCACGTGAGTTCCGCAGACCTGACTGGCGTGTGATGCTGGCGCAGATGTCCTGCACCGAACTGAGTGAATGGGAGCAATTTTACGACATCGAGTATTTTCAGACGGACCTGATCGATACCCATTTCTCATGCCTTAGCCACCACATCACCAATATTGTGTGCAAAGACCACGGGCTCACCCCCGCAGATTTCAGCCTGCTCAATCCCCAGACACGTCCGGAACCGGACACCGAAACGTCCGACGAGGCCATGATGCTGGCCGCCGAAGGCATTACAGGAGGAAAACGTTATGTCCCAGGCTGTGGGTGATCTGGTCGTCAACCTTGATGTTGACGCGGCCAAATTTAAGGAGCAGGTCGAATATTCCCGCAACCAGCTGAAAGGGTTTGGTGAATCGGCTAATGACGCGGCAGCGCAGGTGATGCAGGCGTTCAGTCGACAGGAGATTGCGGCAAAAAAAGCGGGTATTTCGATTGGTCAGTACAACAATGCCATGCGCATGCTGCCTGCGCAGATCAGCGACGTTGCGGTGCAACTGGCTGGCGGGCAGAATCCATTTCTGATCCTGCTCCAGCAGGGAAGCCAGATTAAAGATTCATTTGGCGGCGTTTCCAATACCTTTAAAGCCTTTACAGCGCTGCTCACCCCTGCGCAGGTTGTTCTCGGTGTGGTGGCTGCGACATTCGGTACAACCGCAATGGCAGTGTATCGTGCCCGTAAAGAACTGGAGGAGGTGAGTAAGACTGTTAACGACACGCTTGGCATTACCGGGGACAGTGCGCAAAAACTTGCGTTGAATATCCGGTCAATTGCGGACGCGTCGGGTGATTCTGTAAAAAACATCACCAGTATGTTTATCAGCACCAAAGACGGTGCAACCGAAGCAGAAACAAAGCTGATTGCCGTGGGTTTCAGTTACCAGGAAGCCAGAGCGAAGGTGGATGCCTATAAGGGCTCTTCTGATTTCACCGCATTAAATAATGCTATTGAGCAGCATCGCCTGAAAGTCCTTGAACTTCCTGATACATGGAGTAAGGCTGCCGAAGGCGTCAAAAATTACTTCACGGGTGCTAACCTGGGTAAACAAAACGTTGCCCTGGGCGGTGCTATTGATCCGGCCATGAGGTTTATTGAGCAGGCAAAAGACCTGCAGCAGGTGGTTGAAACGCTCAGGATCAAGGGCAATGCCACCGTGAAGGAAAATATTGACCTGGTTAAAAAGCAGTTACTTTCGACTGACCGGGTGGCCGCTGCTGAGGAGAACTTAAAGCAGGCTCGCGAGCTGTCCAAAAAAGTAGGGGCCTCTGGTGACGCTGAGGCTATCTCGAATGCGAATAAACTGATAGCGGCCAGGGAAAAGGAGCTTGAGCAGGCGAAGCAGCAGCGCGATAAAAAGCCCGCTGTGAAAGTTTCAGCCGGAGATAAAGCCGAAGATAGCTCTAATGTGCAGCTTATTTCCCTACAGACTGAATTAAAACTTTTGCAGCAGCACACCGGATTAAATGACGTCATCAGTCAGCAGCGTAAAGACCTTTGGAAAACCGAGGCACAGTTCTCTGTGCTGGAAGAGGCGGCAGGCCAGCGTAAGCTGTCAAAAGAGGAAGAATCGCTGCTGGCAAACAAAGCGCGCATTCTTGCCCTTGCACAGCAAAAAGCCCTTTTAGGCGACCAGATCACCGCGCAGGAACAGCTTAACAAGCGGATGGACACCGCGACGAAATACACCAATCAGATGTCAGCGAAGCAGTTGGCATTAACGGATTCTGCGACATTAAGCGACCGCGCCGCCGGGCGTAACCTTGCGTATGCACAACTCAGGAGCGGATGGGAAAATGCCGGGGGCAAGACGACTGACGTCGATTATCAGCGTGAACTCGCCGCATTGAATCAGTATTACGCCGCTGAGGACAGTCTTCGCGGTGACTGGCTCAGCGGGGCTAAAAAAGGGTTTGCCGAGTATCTGGATTCAGCAACAAACGTCTATTCCGCCATGCAGAATGCCGCATCCAGTGCACTTGGCGGCATGAGCGATATGCTGACTGATCTGGTGACTACCGGGAAGACTTCCTTCAAAAGTTTCACTGTTTCCATCCTCAAATCGATTGTTCAAATCACCAATCAGTTGCTGGTGGCGTATGCCATTCAGAAAGCCATGGGATGGGTTGCAGGTTCATTCGATGGTCCGCAGGGCGGTGGCATTGGCAGCCGCAGTTTTGTTGGCCCGGTACAGGCCTGGAAAGGTGGCTATATCCCTGAATACGACGGCGGCGGTTATACCGGACCCGGCGGTAAATTCGAACCAAAAGGGATTGTTCATGGCGGCGAATTTGTCTTCACCAAAGAATCTACTGCTCGCCTCGGCGTGGGAAACCTTTATCGCCTGATGCGAGGGTATGCCTCTGGCGGGTTCGTCGGGAATGCCACATCGGGCAGTCTGCAGACTGGCGTCAGCATCTATGCGCCCGTATCTGTCACGACGCCACAATCCTCTCAGGGTCAACAGGGTTCGGCAAATGCTGATGCGCTTGGTCGGGCTTATCAGCAGGTTGTCGACAAATCTATTCGGGAAGGCATTGAAAGAGAATCCCGACCGGGTGGAATGATTTGGGCTCTGACCAAAACGAGGTAAATATGGCTATTGATGCGTTTGCCTGGAAAATTCAGGCATCGGGACAGCCTGCTGTCACCGTCAAAGATAATATCCGTAAGGTTCAGTTTGGTGACGGTTATACGCAGGTAAGTGGAAATGGGCTTAATTCGGAGACCCTGAATTACGCATTTTCCTATACAGGGAATAAAGATACTGCACTTGAAATTTATGCGTTTCTCCGGAGCCATAAAACAAAGTCATTTTCTTTTCAG